AAATCCTGCCCCTGCCCCTATTCCCCCAGGGGTGTCAAGCTGATCCGCTTGACATGAATACATCTATTCGCAAAAGCATTCTTTCGCGAATAGATACAGCCCGTTTAAATAACCTATACCTATATCCCTGCCATATGATATAGGCTATGCCTATTATACAGTCCATATACAGGAAATATGCATAGAAAAACCCGAACATTATCGGCTGTAATGCGGTAGAATGTTCGGGTTTTTGAATTGTCGTTGTAACCGTGAGAGTTACCTTTTCCCTCCCACACGGACACATTACCTATTATGTCCGTCCAGTACTGACACAGCCTATATAAATACTACCTATGGTGTACATTCATACACCAATAGCATAGACTGATAGTATATAAATACTACCTATGGTGTAGATGAATAGAATAGCTGTACAGGCCCCGGAGCCGCCCTTGCAAGCCCTGGACGCTGTACAGCTAACGCCGGTGCCGTCCCTCGGATTGATCGACGCGGGGCGGGTGTATGCCCTGGACATTGCCACGGGCCGCGCCTGGACAAAAGAAAAGCCCTCGGAAATATCCGAGGGTTAATTCAATCGGGTTGCGTTGGATCGGGTGTAAATGAAAAGATTTGATTTGGCTTGACGTGCAAATAATTGCAAATTCTGTTGATTGTTTCAAGCGTTACGCCTGGACTATTGGATCGGATTTTATCAACCGTCCCACCACCTATTAACCCGGCGCGCTGTAATGAGTAAATCGTTAGTTTGCGCTTTTCAAGCGTTGCAAATAATGGATCGAATGAAATCATACTGGACAAACCCCCTTTAAATCATATTGCTATTAAATGATACACCAAATAACAGGTATTGTCAACAACCAATATTTGGTGTATATTGCACAAATATCAATACAAATGTTTGGTGTATATTCCGATATCGACAAATACAAATATTTGGTGTATCATATAATCAATCCAAAGGAACACAACAACATTTTTTAAGGGGGTTTTTATCATGACAAAGAAAGAAATTTACGCGGCCCGTGGTATTGAATTCAAGGCCGGGAAAATTCTTTCCCCGCTCGGGTGGATTGCGCCATTGCTTATTAATGGTAACGCCAAACTCGGCAAGGGTGTATGGACATTTTCAACGCTTGCCGGGAACATTGAATATAACGCGGTTATTAATGGTAACGCGGTAACTGTCAAGGGGACTTGTGTTTGCAACTGTCAAGGTTGCTACGCTCAAACCGGATTTTATAAGATGTCATCAACAGTTAATGCGCTTGCAATTCGAACCATTATTGCAAGGGAATATGTTGATTTCATGGCCCGCGCCATTATCGCGCAAATTCACGCGGACGGTATAACCCTTTGCCGAATTCACGCGGCCGGGGACTTTATCGGTATTGATTATATCATGGCATGGCGTGAAATTGTAAAGGCTTGCAAGGGTTGCAAATTTTGGACGTATACAAAAAATCCGGTTGCGGAAAATGCGTTTGACGATTTGGATAATATCAACATTGTAAAGTCCATAATTCCCGGTTGCGGTTTCAACTTTGGTCATTGCGATTATATCATAAATACCTATGATATGCTAAAGGCCGCCGGTAAATCCGTTCATGTTTGCAAATGCGGTTTTGATAAAAACCAACATTGCGTCAATTGCAAGGGTTGCTCGGAAAATGAATTTGTATTGTTTGTAGAACATTCGACAGCTTACAAGGCAACTGAGGACCCGCGTTATAATGAACTTTATGAAATTGCAATGGGGGGTGTAAACAATGATTAGAACATGGCAAACGCCTGGTGGGGAATATTCAAGACTATATGCGGACATGCTACAACAAACGCATTTGTTGATAGCAGGGGCGACAGGATCGGGTAAATCGGTTGTAATTAATGGCATTATTCAAGCGGCATTATTAAAAGCCCCTTGCGATATCGGCTTTATATTGATAGATCCTAAAAGGGTTGAATTAGCGCCGTATGCTAATTTGCCTCACACTATAACCCATGCTAAAGGATTTGACCCTAAAGCCTGGACGGCGGCATTAATGCAAGCTGTAAATATTATGGACGCGCGTTATACTGAAATGGAACGCAAGCGGCAACGCCTTTACACGGGGTCGGACATTTACGTTATAATCGATGAATGGGCGAACGTGTACAAAAACGGCGGGCGGGACTGTTACCGCGCTGTAATGCGTTTAACGTCCGAGGGCCGCGCCGCCCGTGTTCATGTGATACTTGCAACGCAAGTCCCTAAAGCAAATATTATTCCAACTGAAATTAGGGAAAATTTTACCGCGCGGTTATGCTTGCGTTGCAACGCTAAAGCCGAAAGTCGGGTGTTAATGGACGTTGCAGGTTGCGAGAATTTGCCTCAATACGGTTTTGGTTATTATATCACGCCGCGCGGGAAAGACTTGTATAAGCTGCCGATGTATGATCAAAATGAAATTGACCGACTTATAAATCACTGGACGGGCCGCGGGGGGCGTGGTAAACTCAAACTGTTTAGCCGGGGATAATACCCCGGCTTTTTTCATGACCTCATTACAGCCCCTGGACGGCCCTATACAGCCGCCGCGCCCCTGGACATTATCGGATATACGCCGCGCCCCTTGCAAGCGGTTTACAGTCCCTTGCAGGGGCTTTTATAATGCCCTCGGATAGTACCATAGCCCCGGCGAATACAGCCCGATAATATCAAACGTCGTATAAAGCCCGTAAAGCCCCTTTACAGCGCGTCTATTTTTATCCTAACATGGTATAGGATAGACGGGTAAACGCGCTAAAAAGCCCCTTTACGGGGCTGTAATAGCGTTTGAGGGGTTGCGGGTTGCGTTGACCGTGGCAATATGGCAGGGGCAGCAGGGCATTGTCTACCTGTTAGCGGGTATTAACATGGTATTGAAAACCAGATTGCGTCATATCGGAAACGGGCATAAATCCACCCCTGCGCTCGACTTCATCTCGCCTCTCGTTCTGCGCCGTTCTGCGTTCTGCTAAAATTTCCGTTCTGCGCTGTTCTGCGCAAAAACAGGGCGCGTTCTGCGCCCTGGTCTGCTCAATCTCTAATAAACGTCTTGATGTGGTTCCCTTCTGCGTCATAGCAAGCAACTATACCACGTTTTAGGTTTTCAATGTATTCTTTGCCGCCAGTATTGAACTGATTGCACCCTATGCAATGCCGTTTATCATAATCAAATTCAAAATGTGCTATATACCTACACTCATTCAGGCATCTTCCATTCACCAAAAACTGACATTCATGTTCATTCGATAATGTCATAATGGCGAACGTTTTACCATCAGCATCATAAACAAGATTAAGATTTGAACTCACAAATTATTCCCCTCCTTCCTCGTCCGCAAACGTCGTTTCCACCGTCTTTCCGTCCCCCAAGTAACGCTTCGCAATCTCGTCCGCGCTCATTTCTGTGTCGTTCTGCGCCCCTGTCGTGATGACAATATCCTGCTGCTCCTTATAGTGGAACATGGATTTGAGCAGGAACATACCGCCGACCATAGCTTTCGGATTGTCCTGCACCTGGGTAACAAGGCTTTCCTCAATGACGGACAATGCCCTTTGGACAATCGCGCCGACGCTTTCTGCGCTCCAATCGCCGTTCTTCCATCTGCCGATTGTGTCAGTGGTCACACCCAGCCAGTTCCCCAGCCCAACCATGTTCGGCGGCTTGTCGTTCATCTCGCAGAAGTCGAAGTATTCATCAATCCGATGCTCCACCTCATGCGGATTTTTGATGTTGATGGGCGGGAGATTGATGCTCACACGGGCATTGCGAAGGGACACGCCATAATAGCCATCCGAGGAACCGTCACGGGGTTTCCATTGCGCAGGAATCCCCAACTCCTGCTTGGTCTTGTGCGGATTGTCTGCGATCAACTGCTTGTACTCCTTGTCCCGTTCTGCGAACTTGTCATCCCAGGCTTTTTTATTGGACGCTCTCATTTCAGGCGACCATGGGCCGTCCTTGCCTTGACGATAGCGCTTGCCCTTCTTCACTCGCTTGCGCTGCTGGTAGGCGGTTTCCTGCCGCCGCTCCTCAATGGCGCGTTCCTCGCGCTTCTTGGCGTTCAGCTCACGTCGGGCCGCTTTCTGTTCCTCTGTCCACGGTGGACGTCCACGCTTGCGTTTCTCGGTTTGTTCCTCCATCACTCGCACACCTC